CAGAACTTAGTGCAACTATCGTCGAAGATCCTGCAACTGTTGAAGCGCAAATAGATGATGAGCCTGTAGAAGTACAGGCGGCTGTGGCGGCTTTGCCTACAGAGGCTCTTGTATCTTCACAAATGGAAACGCTTCTTGGTGGTATCGAAGACGGTGAAGTTCCTGTATGGGCTAGACCAGCAGTAGAGCAAGTAAATAGAATGCTGGCTCAAAGAGGCTTGTCAGCTTCTACCGTAGGCCGTGATGCACTTTTAAATTCTATTATTCAAAGTGCTATGCCTATTGCTCAGTCTAATGCACAAGCACTACAGCAAAGGGCCGCTCAGAACCTCTCAAACGAGCAACAGGCCAATGTACAGCAAGCTAACCTAGACGCACAGCGAAGGCTACAAAACACCGCTAATCGTCAAACAGCGGCTTCTCAGACGGCTCAGATGGCACAGCAAATGTCAGTGCTTCAGAGTCAGTTTGGACAGGACGCTATGATTACTTCTGCGGCTCAATCACAGCAAACGAGAATGGCGAACCTTCAAAATCGTCAACAGTCTGCAATTCAAAATGTACAGAATCAACAGGCCGCTAATGCTCAGAACTTGGGTAACGAACAGCAGACTGAACTAGCTAATCTTCAGTTTGAGTTTCAAACTAATGCGGCGAATATGTCTGCTGAGAATCAGTCTCGTCTTGTTGAGATGCAAACTGCCGCAGACTTTATGGCAAAGAACGCAGGCTTTAAGCAACAGATGGAGTTGGCAAACCTTAGCAACGAACAGCAAATGGAGCTTGCAAACCTGACTGCTTTGAATCAGGCAGGCTCAGAAAACTTGACGGCTGAACAACAAACAAGACTTGCTAATCTTGATTCTCGTATGAAGACTAATATGCTTCAGGCTGAGATTGCAAATCGTTTAAATGTTGCACAGCTTAATGTCGATCAGCAACGGGCTATTCAAAATGCTACGATGGTAGCCAACATGGATATGTCGCAGTTTAATGCTGACCAGCAAGTTATTTTGTCTAATAGTAAATTTATGCAGTCTATGACTATGCAAGACTTAAATAATAGGCAACAGACTGTTATTCAAAATGCTACGGCTATGGCGCAAATGGATATTACAAATGCTAATAACCAAACAAAAATTGCTGTTGAAAATGCTAAGTCGTTCTTGGCTATGGATATGGCAAACCTAAACAATCGTCAGCAGGCGGCAGTGATTGATGCACAGATGCAACAACAAACAATGCTATCAAATCAGTCAATGGCTAATGCGGCAAAGCAGTTTAATGCTCAAAGTGAGAATCAAGTCAATCAGTTTAATGCTAGTTTGGCGGCACAAATAGAACAAGCAAATGTACAGCAACAAAATGCTATGGCTCAGTTCAATACTAGTGAAGCCAATCGAATGACTACAACATCAATGCAGATTGAAGGTCAGTTAGAGTCTACACGCATGGGGGCAGACGCTAGTATTACTTCCGCTAACATTCGTGCAGAATCTGCGGCAAGTATTGCTAATGCTCAAATAGATGCGAATAGAGAACAGTTCAATGCCCAAAATGCTTTTGTTGCAGAACAAGCCGGTATTGAATATGAGCGCAAAACAAACATGCTGAATACTGCCGCTGAAAATGAAATGAACAAACTTAATGTTCAACAAGAGTTTCAGATAACTGCAATGGGTTATGAGTCTGAACTTCTTGCGGCTAGAGATTCGGCGGCATATTTAAGACAGTCTTATGAGAACGATAAAGCTTTAAACACACAGCTTTATATTGCGGCAATTGGAAATGAAACAGCCGCTAGTAAAGAATCAAGTACAACTGTAAAAGCATTAATGGATTTTGCTAGAGGTATTGCTACGGGCGGTGGAGGTTAAAACATATGGGATTTTTTAAGAAGATTTTTAAAGGCATAAAGAAAGTCTTTAAGAAGATCGGTAAGGCCGTAAAGAGCGCCTTTAAAAAAGTTGGTAAGTTTATGGGCAAGATTGGCATTGTAGGCCAATTAGGTCTGGCTCTTATTATGCCCTATGCACTACCAGCATTAGGAGGACTAGCCACCGGCATGATGGGTACACAGCTAGGTGGCGCTTTAGGTGCTGTTGTTAAAGGTGCTGGACACTTTTTAAATGCCGCAGTCAAAGTGGGTACTCGTGTTGGAACAGCTTTTAAGTCAGTAACTTCTGCTGTTACAAAAACAATTGGTAACATGGTAGGTGCTACAATCAACAGTATTCCGGGCGGCAAAGCTTTTGGTGGTTTTATGAAAGAGCTTACCGGCGGTATGATTGATATTACTGGTAAGAATTTTTCAACAGCTTGGGATGCTACTCAAAAGGCTTGGAGTCAGGCAGGCTCTGATTTAGGCCAGTTGTTTTCTAAGTCCACTTTTGATTCTAGTATGAACAAGTTTGGTATTCAAGCAAACTTACAAGAAAGCGTTGGTAAAACATTAAGCCCAGATGCAATTGAAATTGCAGGGCCAACACAAGACGGCTCTTTGTTACAAGCCGAAGCTTTAGGCCCACAGCAAATAACTTATGATCCGGTCACAGGTCAGCGGTCTTTTGTTTCACAAGGTCTAGATATAACAGATCCAAACAACTTTAGTCTTACTGAAAGAATGGGCTTAGGTACTCCCGATAAAATGTATAGTGCTACAGGTAATTTGCCTTTGGGACTAGATGAAGGCGTGTTTACAGTTGAAGGAGTACGCCCCACATTTCAAGCAACTCCTTTAGATTCTTCTTTACTTGCACCGACTGACGGAATTGAAAGAGCAACTACTAAAGCAATTGAAGGCTATCAGGCTCCAGCAGTGCTAGACACTTCTATGACGCCTGCTAAATCTTTAGAGGCTCAAGCAGGCGCAAGAGGTAAAGAGTTCTTAAAATCTCAAGGCGTAGAAATGAGTTTATCAGGCGTTGCACAGGTTGTAGATTCTTTAGAGGCTCAAAAACAACAGCAAGAGTTTAGGCAACAAGTACAAAACCCCATGCTACAGTATGTTGATTTTAGTGCTCTGCAAACGAGTCCTATTCAAAGCTCTCCCGGCCTTTCTACGGCAGGGCTAACACCAATGTCAGGGTGGGATTACTTTAATCAAATTCAAGATGATATTCTAAACTCAAACTATAATAATATTTATTCTCAGGGCTACTATGGTTCGCCTAGCTTACAGGCTGGTCTAGCAATGGCTTATCAGGAGTTGAATCAATGAACGAAGATATTTTAAACATTAACTTAGAGCGTAGGTTTCCTATACCGGGGATGAGCTTGACAATGGATCCTGATAATCCTATGCCCCACGATAGACCGCCAGAGTTTACAAATCTTCATAAGGCTTTGAATTATATTTTTGAAAACGCTATTGAAGAAGAAAACTATTCGCAGTTTATTAAGTTAATGGCTGACGGCTTCCCGCTAATGGAAATTGTTCAGACTGTTTTGTTTAGTGGATTCTATGAAGGCAAGTGGAACTTTGCTTTGATGCAGTTACTTATTGAGCCTACTACATATATTTTCTTGGCGCTTTGTGAAAGGGCTGATATTGATCCGACATTCTTTAGGGATGATTTGGATGATGAGTTAGACGAAGAAGAAACTATTGGAATGTCTTTTGCAGAAGAAAAGGGAAGACAGGTACAAGTAGATATGCAACAAAACAAAAAGGCTATGCCTTCTGTTGATAAACAAATGCAGGCCCAGATTGATGCAATACCTCAAGAGCAGATAGATAGTCTGCTTGCGAATACACAAACTGAAGAAGAAGAAGAAAGCCTCTTAGCGAATCAAGGTGGATAACAATGGCAGAATTTGATTTAACTCAAAACCCTTTAGAGAATGCGGAGTCCTTGCTTCAGCAGGCTAGGCAAACTAATAGGCGGCAAAGGCGCGACGATACTAAAAGTATGTTGTTTAATCTTGCTGGTCAAGTTGTTGGTGGCATCATGCAAGGTAGGCAACAAGAAAAGTATAATAACTTTATGAATAGGCAGGATGTGCTAACAGAACGATCTCTTGTACGTTCTTCTGTTGATAGAGCGCAAAGGATTGCAGAGCGCGCTAAAGCGGCGGCAAGTTATGAAGGCGGTAAAGAGGCTTACTTTCGGAATGAGCTTTTTCAAATGTACAAAGCAAAGCTAGACACAGAGCTTGGTAAAGATGGTAGTTATTATGACACAGCCAACGTAACTAAATTGGCTGACCAACGAGCTTCTGAAACTTTAGCAGAGTACATAAATAATTTTGATGCTCAACTCAGTGCCGCCCAGAATGTTCTTACGAGTACAGGCGGTGATCGCCTTGCGTATGGTAAAGCTTTAAGAGAAGCTTCTGGCGTTGATCTAGGTGTAATGGGTCGTGGTATGAGAAAACTTACATCTTACTTCTTAGATGAGAATGATCGTAACACAGACGGTGCAGTATATCGTAGCACAACATCTTCACAAATTTATAAAGCTTCAAAAGAGTTTCAAGAAACTTTTGATAAGTTTTATACTGCAACAGGAAATTCTTTAGTAGCTACAAATGTTGCTGAAATTGTAGAAGAAAACAAAGGCAAAATTTTAAAAGCTCAAATGACTTATGAACCTTCTACAATACAATATGTAGATGATTTTGGGAAGTCACGAACAGTATCTGTTGCAAAAGAATTACGTCCGGATGGTTCTTGGACAGGTTCTTATGTAGATATTTTTTCTAAGAAACCAATATCATCAGAAACTTTTAAGTCTTCTACTGGTGGTGGTCTTATGGATAAAGACGATGCCGCAAATGTTTTATCAATGACAAGGCAGGCGAATCGACAACTAGAAGATAAACTAGACGATCTTGTAAAATCTTATATGCCTGAAGATACTGATTTTGGCGACAATACAACAATAGAGAACGCCGCAATTGCTACTGCTGGTACGCACTTATCTCAAACAAACAAAAGGCTGGCGGCAGTTTTTGATGATACCGACATCTCCGATTCTCGTCGTATGTCTATTGCGGCAAGGGCACGGATCTTAGATATGGAAGCTCACGATGGTCGCCCAACTCTTTTAAATCCTTCGGCAGAAAATCCATTTTTAACTTATCATGCTACGATAGAAGAGTACGGTAATATTGATGATGTTCCACAGGGCATAAGAGACACAATAGAATCTAATATAAATGCTTATGTAAATGAAACGCTCCCTGCTCAAAGTTCAGGAAGGCTAGAAGAAGTAATGAAATATGTTGAAGAAAATCCAGATGTTTTTTCTAATTTAAATCAAGAAGACTACTCATTGCTTGATGTTTTAGATTTTCAATTAAGGGATAAGTTAAATATTAGTCAAGAATATCGTAGAGCAACACCAAAAGAAGCTTCTATTTTAGGTATGTTTAGGAATTAATTAAATGTCATTTAGAACTGTAGATGATTACTTTGCAGAGCGCATAGCTGAACAACAAAAAGTTACTGAAGCAAAGCCTTCTGCGGCTAAGTATAATTTTGATTTTACTACAAAAGAAAAAGCTCCTGTCTATAGTATGACAGACTTTCAAAAAGATCCTGAAACTGTAAAAGATTTTGAACTGGTTTTAAGTTATCTCAAAGACCAAGATGATTTTATGTCTACTGTTTCTTCAGGCATAGATCAAGCAACTGATCCTAATGATGACACAGACCCTGTTGAGTTCTTGCGGGATGATATCATGCGAATAGAAACTGCCGCAAATAAAGCAGTAGCCTTAAGAGATGCGCCAGAAGAAGTTAAAGCCGCATATCGTCGTATGAAAACAAAGTTTGATCGTGCAGAGGTGTCTGGGATTGGCGAACAGTTTGATCGTGTTTTAGATTATGGGTCTGACTTAATCTTTAACTATGGCAACGCGGCCTATCTAGGGCCAGCTATCCTTACTGGTGCGGCAAGTGCTGGACTAGGTGCAGGCGCTACGCTTGCAACAAGGGTTGGTGCAGGCAAAGCCGCTTCAAAACTTTTAGATCTTTCTATTCGCGCACAGAACGCAAACAAAGCTGTGAACTCTAGTCGCTTAATGCAACCTACTAAAACAAAGTCTACTGCTTTTGGTGCGGCCTACACAGGGTTACAAAATACGGCAGAGCAATTCTTAGATCTTAACATAGACGCACGAGATTCTTTTAGCCCTGCTGAAGTTGCGGCAATGACGGCCTTTGGTGGTGCAGGAGGATATTTAATTCATGGTGCTGGTGAAGCTTTTGGTAAGAGGATGCTCAAGAGAAGGGCTGAAGAACTTGCTGAACTACCACCACCACCCTTGGCGTTGCCTGATCTAAGACTGCCAAACCAACCGCCTTCAGAGCCTGCTAGGAGGTTTCAGGACGAGCTACAGGCGCTTGTAGATAACCCCGGAGAGAACTTTAGGCAGGCTGTCTCAGAGCTTTTACAGGCGCGTACAGACGCTCCTAGAAACTTTAGACTCGCACTTCAAGAGGCTATGGGAGAGCCTGACCCTGCTCAAAAGATCCAACAACTTTTGGGAGAGGCTACAGGCGCAAGACAAAAAGAACTGTTAGATCAGTTGGTAGAAACACTGACGTTTATAAACAGAAATCAAAATAAAACTTCAGAAGCCGCTGATAATTTTTCATCTACGATATCATCAGCCATAAATAATTTTGTAAATAAAACAACATCCGAAGTATCACAGCCCGGAAAAGAACTTGTTCCTACAGAAATGGGGTCTTTAAAAGATCTTGAAGAACTTATTAATAGAATAGGTGGCGGACAAAATACTTTTGAAGAGGCTGTGGATCTTACGTTAGCTAGAGCTAGACAAGACGCAGGCGATCCTAAAATGCAGGATGGTTTGTTGATGGACTTGAACAAGCTATTTACTAGATTTACTTCTTATGCAATGTTTGGAAAGTCTGCTGGATTTTTAACTCCCTATAATAAAATTTCTCCGACAGCAAAACTCCTGCAAGAAAAAACAAGCAATGAGTTTGCAATGGATTTAAGAGATCCTTTGGCTGAAAGAACAGCACAAAAAACTATTTCAGAAGACTTTGCAGAAGCCCAGCGCAATATTACAGGCGCATTTTATAAAGAGTTTTTAAAGGCTGTACTGCCTCTGACTGAGCGTAAATTTAATGTTACGTTAAACGATGAGATTAACGATGCGCTTTCTTTATCTTTGCGTGGGCGCTCATCTTCAGGACAAGATTATTCTGCGGCAGTCAATGCGTCAGCCGCACAAATCCGAAAAGCTTATCAGGCCGCTGGAGAGTTACTTAGTCGAGAAGGCTTTATCAGCACTCCCGTAAAAAACTATGTCCCACGCCAATGGAAAAGATCTGCAATTGAAGATAATCCCGATGAATTTAAAAGACTTTTGATTCGATCAGGTGAAGCTAAAAATCAAGCAGATGCTGATGCTATTGTTGAGGGTATGTTAGATAAAGAACTACAACTTACAAGCGGCTCACGAGATTATTTCTTTAGCAGTAATAGAACATTTGAAAAAATTACTGACGATGCAATGTTTGAAAAGTTTTTGAACACTGACGTTCAGCAAACATTCTTTAATTACATGACTCAGGCAGGCATGGCCCTTGCAAAGAAAAGAGTCTTTGGTGTAAAGAATCTAAATGATTTTGAAAAAAAATGGCTTGAGCCTATTGCTAGAGAAGCAAGGGCTGGCGGCGCTGGTTGGACAAGACGAGACTCAGAAAGAGTTAAAGATCTTTATCGCACTATAACTGGCGAGGGTACAGAAACAGCTAATAAAGCTTTTCAAGGCGTACAGCTTGTACAGCGCATGGCTCTTCTGCCCCTAGCAACTTTGTCTAGTTTGACTGAGGTGCTTTTGAATTTTGGTGTTGCGGGGGGCGCAACCATAGATGGCTTCAAAACTGCGCTAAAAATTTCAGGTGCAAAAAATAAACAGGACATTGATAATCTTTTGTCAGCACATGAAGTTGGTTTTAAGGCTATGACTGAAGATGCTCATAAAAAACTAACTAAAGAGCTTGGGCTGACGCCTGAAGAAGCTTGGCATGAAATGCAAGAGTTTGGTTTAGTCATGGAGCAATCATTAGAGTCTATGGCAGATCGCCTTGCGGGTGATATGGTTTCTAATGAAGGGATGCAAAAGGCCAGTAACGTATTTTTTAGGATGACTCTTCTAGATCAATGGACAAAGTTTGTTCAGAATGTTTCTTTTCAGACAGGCAAGAAATATTTAACAAACACCATAGATCAGGTAGCCGCTCACGGTAGTGCGCCCATGACTCGGCGTATGCAAACAAAACTAGACGATTTGGCTGAGTTTGGTATTGATGTAGAAGAAGCAAAGGCTTGGGTAAACCGTGGCAGAAAAGTAGATGATAAGTTTTATAAAAGTATTCTAAACGGTGCGGGTAGATATACTAACCAAATTATTTTACAGCCTTCAAGAATGTCTGGTCTAAAGCCCCGCGCACACAGCACACCTTTTGGTAGCTTGTTATTTCAGTTGATGGGCTATCCAACAGCTTTTACAAATAACATCCTAAAGCGTGGAGCAAAAAGATTGTTGAAAGACCCTGACATTGCCGCAGAAAAACTACTGCCCACTGCCTTGGCTATGACGGCTGTAGCAGGCGCAACTAACTATATGCGTACAAGAGGTGAAGGTTTTGAAGACAAGAGTGCGGCTCAGATAGGCTTTGAGTCACTGTCTCGTTGGGGCGGTAACGGCTTGTTCTTAGATCAAGCTTATCGGGCAGGAAAGAATGTTGAATATCTAGGGACGCCGGGACTTGTTGTTGGTCTGTTTGGGCCTACTGTTGGAGACACCGCTGTAATCTTTAGGCGTGGAAAATTAGCTTCAGTTTTAGGCACAAAGGTTCCGGGCTATGGCGCAGGCACTACAGTTTTTGGAGAAGACGCTATAAAAGATTACAAAAAAGAGCTTAGAGAAATTGATGAAAGCATTACAGAAGGTGTTGAAGATATAAATCCGTTTGCAAAACGTAAGGCTTTGTATAGTAAAGGTGGTGTTGTAGATGATGTACCAAATGTTCCAGAAGAGCCTGACGAGCGTATAGATAAAATGACAGGGCTACCCTACGACCAGCAAGCTGGAGAAGCTTTTATGGACGAAGAAGAGCTTTCTAGAAGCTTGTTATCAAGGAGAACATAATGAGTCTAGCATCTCTATTTGCAAAAACAATTGTCAAAGCTTCAGACAATGTGTTTGATGCTCAAAAAGTTAAGACTCAAATTGAAGCGCCAGTTGCTGGTATTAATGAGGCTGTTCCTTTTACAAGTAATGACCAAGTTGAATACGCTCAAAAAGTTGTACGTTCTTTAATAACTGGAGAGAGTCCTAAATTTTCTAATAAAGAAAAAACAATTGACCCTGACGGGGCTATCTACAACAGCTTAGATGAGATGATGGTAGGCCAGCTTCCTGAGTTACGTTATGCCAGATATTATAAAGTTGCAGACAAAGACGTAGAGCTAGAAGAAGCTGACCAAGCTGTTGTTGAATATTATAAGGACATAATCTCTGCCAAAAAAGAAGCTCGCCTGTTGTCAGAAACTGCTATTCAATCAGCCGCTGAAAATGTTGTAAAAAATATTAAAAAACTTCCAGAATATGAAAGGTTTGTTAGTTCTAGGCTACCTAAAAAAGTATCTGTTGAAGATGAGCCGATTACAAAAATAACAAATAGAGATGTAGCAGAGCAAGAGTTTTTACAGGACTCTATTGAAACAGACTACGTATATCGTGCGACAGATATTGGTGCAGATCGGGAGTATGACTTACGCTTTCCGTTCCCTGCTGAAATATCTACTCACGTTGGTGGCGACATGGGCCAAGCTAATTTCATGGCGATACAAAAGATCTTTGGTGATGATGCTAGAGATATGGTTCTTTCAGAGGCAAAGTTTGTTTCTGATGTAAATGCTGATGGTTTTCCTGTAAAGAAAAGAATTATTCCAGAAAAAAGTCTGAACAAATTCTTTGCGATGCGGCAGGCTTTTACTCGCATGGGTTGGAATCCTACTGAATTAGATCTAGACAAAAATACTTTTGATGATATCGCTAGGACGCTTCAGTTAAATGAAGTAGAAGAAATGGCAATGCTACGTTCTGCAACAAGCTTTAATAATGTTGTGATGAATAAGGGCCGCGTCAATATAAAAAATCCTTTAGACCTAAAAGATCAGGGCTGGACTCCTGATGAGTTTAACGCTGATCCACAACAATGGGTAAATGCAGTAGCAGAGCAGACAGGCTTTAGCGTAGAAGAAATTTTGGCTGACCCCGCATACATAGATTTAAGATCAGAGATAAAAGGATCTAGTGCTTTTGTTCAAGACTTGATTAATGGAAACACGATTAACTTTTTGACAGACAGCCTTGAAGGATTACGAAACGCACAGTTGAGTTTAAAAATAAAAGATTGGTTAGAGTCTTACGGCTTTGATTCAATCAGATATACAAATGCTTTTGAGCCGTCTGTGCCTGAAGGATCTGGTTATTCCTACGTGTTGTTTCAACCAGAACAGTTTAAATCTGCTACAGCAGTTAGGTTTGATCCAACTGATCCTAGATTTACTGCGGCTGAAGGCGGCTTCATTGGAATGGTGAAAAAGTTTTTTGATTCTAATCAAGAAGTCGAGCAACCCAAAACACGCACAGTTGCTAAAGGCGATACGCTTGCAAAAATTGCTAAAGAAACAGGCATAAGTGTTGCCGACCTTCAGAAATTTAATGACATAAAAGATCCAAACAAAATACAAGCGGGACAGTCACTACGCTTTGAGCCTAAAGGCGGCACACTTTCTTCGATAAGAAAAGAGGCTATTAGACAAACTAAAAAAACATTTGATGATTTTGAGCGAACTGTTTCTAACACTATACCTACAAACGCAAGAGCCTTTGGAAAATTTTTATTGGGTAATTTGCTAGGGCTGGAATCAAAAGGTGGGGACATAGATGTAGGTTCTCTTGGAAAAGAACAACAAGAAGTTTTAAAGCAGGCTATGGCAAATGCTGAGAAAAAGGGGCGAAAGTATGTTACATATGATGACTACCCCACAATGGCAGACGGTCAGGCCGTAAATGATTTTTATAATCAAAAAAGGCAAGATACTAATTTGGTCGATTTAGCCAAAGCTTCTTTTACCGATCCTGTTTTTGAAATGTTTACATCTTTAGGGGCTTTTAATTTTACAAAAGATTCTGGCGGGAATTATGAAGTTCTTCCAGATAGATACGATTTTAATAAGTCAAAAAGTACAGCGCAAGATAGAGCAAATCCTAAAGATGACTATTCTAAATTAACTTATTTAGGTCAAGACATTTCAGAAGACGAAAACGCCTACGGATTTAATTTCAAAGGTAGGATTAATGTAGCCAAGGGCGGTAAGATCGACAAGAAGAAGATGAAGTGCAACAAGCCTAAGCGCACACCTAGTCATCCTAAAAAGTCTCATGTTGTCAAAGCCTGCAAAGACGGTAAAGAAAAAATTATTCGCTTTGGTGAGCAAGGCGCTAAGACTGCGGGTAAGCCCAAGGCTGGTGAATCTGCGCGTATGAAAGCTAAGCGCAAGAGCTTCAAAGCCCGTCACAGAAAAAACATCAAGCGTGGAAATATGTCTGCGGCTTATTGGGCTGATAAGGTCAAGTGGTAACGCTCAGTAAGATTGTATGGCACGATGCCTCTGGAGGCTCAAACATGGGCTGGAGAGACATCAATGAACTCAAACAGATTACAGCCGCTATTGCAGTCTCTTGCGGCATGGTAATCCACGAGGACGATGACCTTATAATTATATGTCCTCATGTGTTGATTGAAGATGGTAAAGCCGTGCAGGGTGATGCAGAAATAGCCATCCCAAAGGCTTGGATAATTTCAAACGAAAAACTATTGGCGCTACCGCCGGGAGATTAGAATGGCAAGCAAAATAAGTATTAAAGATGTAAAGGCTCTTGCAAGTGTGTTACCTACCGTTTTGAATCCGGGGTTGGGCGCTATGGTAAAAGTAGCTACTCAAGCCGTAAAGAAAGGCGGTACACAGCCCACAACAACCACCACCAATACTAATAACAATAAAAAGAAAAAGGACGATGATCCTGTAGGTGTTAGCTATGATCCAGCACAGCTAGGCCCAAAAAACATGAGGGTTGGTCGTTTAAATAAGGGCGGGTTGGTATCTTATAAGTCTGTTACAGACATGGAGCGTTAACGATGAAAAGTATTTCTGATTTAGAAAAAAGACATCAAAAAAGTTTTGGTGGATTTATTAGAGAACTGGGAGAGAAAGCAATGGCAAAGGCCAGAGCAAAAGCAAAAGCTAGTCCTGAAATTCTGTTTCCTACAACATCTAATATTACGGAGTTAGATAGCGATCCTTATCGGTACACCTACAAAAAAGGCGGTAAAGTCTCTTACAAGTCTGTATCAGACATAGAGCGTTGACGATGAAAAGTATTTTTGATCTAGAACGCCAAATGTATAATGAAGGAAGTAAAGTTAATGAGGCAGGAAACTACACTAAGCCGGGGATGCGTAAGCGTCTGTTTAACAAAATTAAAGCGGGTAGCAAAGGCGGTAAGGCGGGGCAGTGGTCTGCACGTAAAGCCCAATTTCTTGCCAAGCAGTACAAAGACGCGGGAGGCGGCTACACATAAAGCCAAGTTCTACATAACTTTATTTTCTATTCTTGAGCCAAAGAAAAAGAAACAAAAGAATAAGAAAGGGTTGAAAAAAAACAAACAAAAAAATATTGGCGAGATTGTAACCCATGCCGGTTATATCGCCAAACCATGCAATAGCTAGAACACACCAATCAAAAAATTCATTAACAAAAGGCAACGTACTCATGGCGCTTAAAAAACCTCAACAAGATTTAAAGAATTGGACAAAAGAAGATTGGGGAACTAAGTCTGGTAAACCTTCTACACAAGGCCCAGATGCTACAGGAGAACGCTATCTGCCGTCAAGTGCTATTGCTTCTTTATCAGATTCAGAGTACGCCGCAACGTCTGCAAAGAAAAGAGAAGATACAAAAAAAGGCAAGCAACATTCTAAGCAACCTAAAAAGACTGCTAAGAAAACTGCTCGCCATAGGGCTAGCACGGGTGGGCTAATTGCGTCTGCAATGGACGTTAGCAAACCCTGCTAGTCAATGACCTCTATTTCAATACGTCTAGCTCTGGACATTACAGGTCGTAGCCTAGCGTCTGGATCTACGTACTTGTTCTCGTCGTGAATCAACGACACATTATATCTAACTCTATTGATTGCTTTGGCAGTGTCTGAGAACTCTGTTCCTCCTGCCAACACCCCATCATACCACACATCAAAGATCTCATCGCAGTACAATTTAGAATTAGAATGAAAGACTCCCTCGCGTCCATAAGACATGAGATCATCTTTGGTGTTACAAATATCATTCCAGCCATGCCCAAAGTCAGGGAAGATATATCCTCTGGCTTTATAGTCTTGGTTCTCTGGGCCATGTGCAAGACCTACTGAATGTCCAATCTCATGCAAGTCTGTGTATATACTACAACGGCTCATAGAGTATGGTGGCTTACCTTCGCTGAAGTATGTTTTAACTTTGGCAACGCCGCAAGTATCGGGATAAGATGTCCCGTAGCCAAGAATAACATCGACAGGTAAACCCACCGTCATGTTTCCAACCTCTCCCAACCTGTGCCAGTGTGCGAGATATACTTTTGTAAGTCTGTAATTTACGTGAACACCGGACAGCCAATAGACTTTGTTGTACTCTGCTACACGCTTTTCCCACTTAGTCCACTGAGGATGATCTTCATCCCACTCTTCAAGGATTTCTATAGGTACGTCTATTCCATAGTCTCTATGAGAGGCATATATCAATACACCTAGCTCCCACGTTACGATCCTATCGTCATCTTCCCCATAATAAATAAACTGTTGATTACTTCTTTGAGTATGTCCTTCGCAGTCAACCCTACTGTCAACTTCACATAGAGGTTCTTTTTCTATACGGAATTGTATTTCCTGTCTACCCAGCGTAAAGATTCCATCGCCTGTACGACCATCTCCAAAGATGTGGACAGTATCTCTACCGACTCTAACCGCCTCGCCTATAGTAGTTGAATGATGAACCATTCCCCAAGGCTCATTGCGGTCTAGCATATCTTTATAATCTACGTTGACTACAGCAGGATCAAACCTGTCTCCGGCCTCCTTTTCCATTGACAGGTTTAGATAGCGACGATAACCACACTTACTAGATCTACGATCTTTTGTTGAATAGCGGTTGCCGTCAGCGTCTTCGTAGATAAACCACTCTACCCCCAGATAATCTTTAGAACAACCGGATCTTATTAGGGTGTCAGTATTCGCTAATGGCGCAGACACCAGTATAATAAGCGCAAACAGAATGTACCTTAACATCAGAGTATTCTATTGATAGCGTCTATGTCTGCTTCTAATTTTGAGTGCATATCCCCGGTCTGTTCTTTAAAGGACTTTATTGCCGCACGAACCAGTATCTGAGTTTCTTCTTCACGGAATACTTTTGCAATATGTTCGTCAGGAAGTTCAGTAGCTTCGGTGACAAAAAGCCCTTCTGAATCTATCAGGATGCGGAAGCCTATTATTGTTGCATCCTTCTGAGACATTAGAGTTCGCAAGCACCGCCAACACAAGCTAGTGTTTGCGCTCCTTCAGTGAAGTCATCTGCTTCGTTGAGATCCCAATCAAAGGCTGTCGGAAAATCTTTTACCATTTCATTGTATTCCTCTTCCGTGATCTGCTCGTATGGGGCTTGAGCATATGTGTGTTCGTCATACGGTAAGAAACTAATACCAGAGATTGTATCAAAGTTATTGTATACCCAATTACCAATCTCAAGGAAGTCAGAGTCCCGATAGTATACAGTAATACTAGGCTTGTGTTCACACCAGTGTTCTTGGTATGTGGCCCAGAGTTCTAACTGCTCCATCCCTGTCTGCTCAGAAGCGAACACAGCGTCCTCTGGAGCCTTCTTGGGGAAGGCGAATACCTTAGTACTAGGTGAGAAGTTATCCATCTCACAAGGCACTCCAGCGTCTTCTAAGATCTTGCACAGAGGATCTCTTACATCAGCCCTAACCCGTCGAATATAATAAGGGGCGTAGCGTCCGTGAATACCTGATGCGGAATCTACTAGTTGTGACACCGTACCGCTAGGCTTAACACAGGTAATAGCCGCGCTCTGAGGAATGCCTAATCTTTCTGCCCACTCTTTATTTGTTTCTACAGCTACATCACGTAGATCCTGAAGCAGTAAATCAAGATCATCGTTCTCAAGAGTCAGTAAAGGATTGTCAAGAATCCCTGTAAGACTCACGCCCAGCAAAGATTCTTCTTCTGTATTAGTTTTCCAAATACCTCTCAGGTAGCGGAAGTCCGTGAGCGTGGCTTGGAGAGTACCCAAGATAGTCGCAATTCGTACTTTTCTCCGAAGAGTGTTAAGTGTATCTTTCGGTCTGACGACAACTTCTGAAAGGTTGCAGAATTGATTTGGTCTAAGGATGATTTCACTGCATGGGTTCGTTCCGAAATCTCGTTCACTATCTCGTCTACCGTTTCTTGAAGCTTGTTTTTTACTAGCCGCACGGCTGAATATTCCTCGTTCTCCGCTTTGTGATTCATGTAAGCTACTCCATTCTGCACTAAATAAATTAAAGGAAGGCTTGCTGGTATAGCAGGCACTGTTATTTGCAAGGCCACGCTGTGGTTCTGTGTTGTACCAAGCGCCGTGCTTTGCTTGTCGGATATCATCATCCGATAGATCAGATAGGCTGATTAACGCACTACGCCTAACCCCACCTACAACAACTATTTGAGCGATTTTACAGCAAAGATCGTGGCATTCAAGGGGCGTAAGCTTTCGTCCAGCCGCTCCCTTAAATAATCTAACTGTAAATTTGAAGAGTTCGACAAGAGGTTCTGGGCCACTTGCTCGACCTCCAAAAGTTTTAAGGCTGGCACCCGCAGGTCGAACTCTAGTTGTGTCCCATTCTGGAATTTGACCAGAATAAAGCAACGATACCAGTTCCCTAAACGATTTCGCCCATCCAATTTTTGAATCCGGAACGTGTATGACTGTATCTGTTGCATGGAAATCCTCTGCGATTTCTGGAAGTTTAGAAACATATTGCTCTTCGACACTGAAGCCAACGCCTGTACCGCACATAAGTACGTACATCATTTCATCAAAGGCGCGAGGACTATCAATAGCAATATAACTGCAATTGAATCCTGCTACATTGTCACGATCTAAAGCTTCACCAGCAGTCATCAATGCTCGCATGGACGGCATGACTTCTAAATCATGTATAGCTTTATGGATTTCTACTTGCTCATCTACATCAAGTTTAGATCCCCAATAATTTACATAGCGAGTTACTGTTTCTTGCCATGTCTCTCGACGTTCTTCATTTGGTAGGTAACGTGCGTACCGGCTTTTGTGTATGTATTGTTGATAGGCGTCCAATGATCTTACTCCTTTCTTCGGTTGTGTATTTCGACCAATTACTTATTTCGTTTAGGTTTCTACCGCACCCAATGCAAACTCCGTTTTCTATCTTACAAACTTTTGTGCATGGTGATTTCATTCCAACTCTTCAATGTCGTTCAGGTCATTAATGTTTAGCTTATATTTGTTGCGCTTTTTTATTGGTTTGTATTTTTCGTCAGGCCGCTCTTCGTACTTCTTTCTTTTATGGCGGCTAAACTTTTCTAAACGCTCGCGCTTGCGATCATTCATCATCCCCTATACTCCCCCTCTTTGAAACATCTATCCAATCTTCTGGGATACTATCTTCAGAAAACCATCTAAATCCTTTAGAGGAAGCCCACTCAGCGTGATTTCTCTTGGTGCCATCTTTTCTACGCTTGGCCTGTGGCATAGGTGCGTTGGGATCAGCAAACAAAAATACTAACTCAATATCTTTTGGTAAAGCTTTAGCTATCCAGACATACTTATTGTATTCGTTGTGATCCCAGAAGCGTCCCTTCGCCTCCAGATAGATCTTCTTACCCTCTACCTCGCGGATGAAGTCTGGGTGATAAGTATGTTCAACGATATAGCTTGCCTGCTCCGAATGTATCTTCCAATCATTTAGGATGCCTGAGTGTAGCTCATACTCCCAATTAGAATCATAGCCACGGACGGGCGCTGTATCAACAGGCCGCTTGGCGCGTGGCCTTCTGTATCCTTTTTTTATTTTTGGTTTCAATGTACTGTGGGTGCCCCTTCAAAATGTATTTTTAGTATAGTATAAAGTTCAAATAAAAGCTCATCATCTATAGTTTCTTCGTCGGCTAATTGCTTGGCACAGAAATATACAAGCGCCTCTAAAGTGAGGGGTGTCATTTTAAATCAGCCATACAATAACTGTCCAGCCCCTTTGATGGATTCTGCCTAAGCTTTCTTTTTAAATTTCTTTTGATCCAGCGTGGCGTGAACAAAGAATTTCTATGGACACCTTGCTTATAGAAATAAGCATTCTCTGGTACATACTGCTTATAATTTTTTCTAACAAGCTTGGAGGCTTCTTCTTCAGAGATAACAGTACTCAGCCACTCAATAAAGATGTCAATTGTTTTTTGATTTATCTTTTTAGAAAGGCGTCTGTTCATTATAAATTTCCTCCACCCTTGGTGCTACTTCAACATGGCTCAAATATACAGGGCCGGTTGCATACTTAAAAACTCTTAGCCCTGTACCGTTGTTTGCATCTTTGTAACAGTCAAACTTATAGGGGCAGTAGTTACAACTGCGGTGGATCTTCATGTTGCCTTTCTTCCCCTCTGGTACAGACTCATAACAGCGTGGAGGTGGAGTAGCCAGTTTTAGGGCTTTCTTCACATCCTGTATCTGAGTATTGATACTAGGCTTGTCAAGCTCCTCTGGGCGATATAAACACAACTCACCACTCTCTTTATTGATTACAAGAAAGCCGCCCTCAGAGGACTTCTCAGCCTCCTCGTAGCCTGCAAGCTGTGACATATATCCGAAAGGATCATCTTCTCGTAGCCGTCCCTCACGGAACTTATTGAACGCAAACTTAGATGCGGTTTTAATATCAACTACTTCACCATCAATCTTACAATCAATATGGCCTTTCACCCCTTTGACCGTAACTTCTTTTTGCTCATCAGTTACCCTGTGTCCAGAGACACGGACAAGCATTAAGAGAATCTCTTCTAGGATGTGACCATAAAGAAATTTAATTTGTAATGATGGGGAGGGTGCTGACGCTTCAAGCGGTAGGTTTTGTTCATACCAAAGCTGACGGGCAGGCCGACCAATATTAGACATACGCAGAGTAAACTCTGAGTTTCTTTCAGAGGGCCTAGCCCAAGCCCGAAGGGAATCTTTGATACGATCCGCAGTAAAGTCTAGATCTGCATCTGATAAATTAAATTCTTTTCCTTCAGACAACTTACTAAGCTGTCCATATATATCGTCAATTAATGTGTCAAGTTTCATTTTCTATGCCTTACGAATCGACACTTGCGTGTAAGTGAATTGTAATGGAGATACTGCACACCAAGAGCTTTTTGCAAGGGCGTCTTGGCAGATAACCTACCATCTTTATAGGACTTAACATCTATTAAAGTGATGTTACCTTCTGGGTCTAGCGCCACAATATCAACTGGCCCTGTACAACCACAGTTTTTGAACACATGATAGCCGTTGTCCCATAGCCATGTGATGGCGTAATGCTCTGCTAAGTCGCCTATGCGACTAGGATCGTTAGTGGGTGCCACTCCAGTTATCTCCTATCTTGTACTCACCGTCAAGATTACAGAAAAGCTCAAGCTCTTCTCCCGCTTTACGAATAGCATCTACACCTAATTGACCGACAGCATCAGCTTGTTTTTCTAATACTTCTATTTGCCATTCGTCATGGACGTTGCAGACAAAGTGTGCGTCCAGTGTATTGAGTTTAATTGCTTGGTTCAAGTTTATCATAGCCTGCTTCATAACGATAGCCCCGGCACTTTGAAGCAGTGTGTTCAGTGCGGCGTGTTCAGATCGAATATAAAGCTTGCGTCCATCTAGTCCTTTGATGAAACCTTTTGAAGCCGCTCGTCCAACTGCGTCTTTAAGATGTTTAAATGCAGGGAGATTATCGAAGAAACGCTTTCTAAGTTTCGCACCATCGCGTTTGTTTCCTCCAACCACACTGCCAAGTTTTTCATCTCCTGCTCCGTATAAGAGTGCATAGATAAATGTCTTTGCCTGATTTCTTGATTCAAGCCCTGCAAGTCTTTGGTTAGTTGAGTGTATGTCTCCGTGCAGTATTTCATTTTTGAAGTCCTCGTCCTTCATGTAGTGTGCCAGCATACGTAGCTCAAGACCACTAGCATCAATACCGACTAGCTTATAGCCTTCTGGTACAGTCCAGCAGGCTCGACACTCTTTACCATAAGGCGCAGAAACACTAGGGACTTGTGCCATGTTAGGACTATTGTGTGTCATGCGACCAGTAATAGTTCCGTTTGGATTGACAAAGCCGCGAACACGATCATCATCATGCGCTTCCTTGAGCCATGCAGTTACTTGAGCAATACGCTTTTGAAGTAAAAGATATTCTGCAATGAGTGTGGCTTCAGGTATATCGGTAATTTTACTGAGCGTAGACTCATCTACTATTGGCTGACCTGTGGGAGTAAACCTTTGCGGCTTCCATCCAAAGTCAATTAGATACTCACCAATCTGCTTACGTGAGCCAAGGTTGAAAGGTACTTCCTCAATACGCACAGCCTTGCGTTTGGTAGCAATCTCTTCAAACTCTTCTTGAGTCAGTCGGCTTTTCTTTTCTGAACCTTCAATAAGGCCCATCTTAGATAACGCACCTGTCTTTGTAAACTGAGGTAGCAAGACGGTCTTGAGTTGCTTGGGCCTGAAGGTTTTCTGTACCTCTCGCTCTACTTCCTTGAGGCGATCAGTTAGTTCAGCAACAAGTAAAGTTGCGGCCTTGATATCCAGAAGGAAGCCACGCTCTCTTTGGTCTGCAATAATTTTTAGTGTCTCGTGTTCAAGTACAACTGATTGGCGACTGAAGCCACGAGACTCTGATTTAAGATTGTTAAACATCTTGGCATTCAAGACCGCATCGTTACGACAATAGTTCAACATTTCTGGAGAGTATTCTCCAAACTCTGTGTGATCTATTTTCTGTAGGCCGATACGATATCCCCAAGACTCAAGGCTATGGCCGCCCTCTCGTGTGGGGTTGAACAGGCGAGACAATACAAGTGTATCTACAATTGCACAGTTCTCTGTCAGATCAATGTTGTGAATCTTTTTGATGGCGGGTAAATCATAACCAATAATGTTATGACCAATTAGTTTATCGGCAGACGATAGATGAGCCAAGCCCTGAACAATTTCTGTGGGGCCAAAGGTTTTGGTTTCGCCAGAGTCAGGATCAACTGCGGCAATACACCAGATCTTTGTAGGTTCTAAACTGTCTGCTTCAATGTCAAAGACAATGCTTTTCATAGCTCAATCTCATCTTGTTCTTCTACTTCCATAGCTATCTCACTGAGCCTACCACTATCTTTGTCATAAAACAAGTGGGTGGCTAGGCCGACATCGCCAGTGTATCTGGACTTAAGTACACGGACTCGTGTGGTGCTGGCTTCAACAGGATCTTCTGATTGCTGGTTGCGCTCTAAAGATATCACACAGTCTGATAACTGAGCAATACTTTGTGAGCCACGTAGATGATTGAGTCCTGTCTCAATACCATTCTCGTGCCCACGGTTACCATCAATCCTGCGGAGGTGTGATACAAGTATGAGTCCCACGCCTGTCTCTTCAACCAGCGTTCTAAAGTTGTGCATAATTGAATCAATGTTGCGGCGCTCGTCACCGTCCGTTGTCATTGATAGGAGCATATGTAAGTGGTCAAAAACTATCCACTTACACTCAAGGCCCATTGCCATAAAGCGCAGTTTAGAGAACACACTATCAACATCGTTCATCCCAAGATGAGCATGAACAAAGACACGGTTTTTATTCTCGCCGTCATAAAGAACATTAAAGAAATTATCTATTTCTTCTTCGCTGAACTCAGCCCGAACACTATCAATATGCAGTCGAGCATTAGCCTCAATAGATAAAATACCATCAACAGTCCTACGCCAATCCTCTTCAAGAGCAATGATGCCTACCTTGTCGTTGGTATTGGTAATGAGCCAGTGTTCAAGCTCACGAGTAACACTAGATTTACCCAAGCCTGTACCGCCCGTCAAAGTAATCAACTCGCCTTGTCGTAGTCCATCTAACTTTTCATTAAGGCCACTCCAAGGATACGCAATAGATTCTTTACGCTCACGCTTTTTGTAGTTGTCTCGCTCTTCACTGACGTTTAGAATTCCAGACGGCGTATAAATCTTTGAAGCCCACCACGCAGTGACGTAAGCTTTGTGGTGACCCAGCTTGAGCATCTCGTTAGGATCTTTGAACTCTGTCGGTAGATTAAGGATCTTAGCTTTTCCCGGCTTGATAATACGCGCAACCTTTTTTGCGGCATCTCTTCCGGGCTTGTCGTTGTCGAAAGAAATAACCACCGTATCAAACGATTCAAGGAATTCAAGATTTTCTTGGACATCCCGTGCCGCGCCCTGCGCTCCATTCTTAACAGATACAACCGGCCATTTACTCCCCAGAAGTTCGTATGCCGCCATAGCATCACACTCACCTTCAGTGATCGTAATGTATTTACCACCCGCCTGCGCCACTTGCTGACCAAAAAGGCCAGTTCCCTTGGGTGAGCCTGACCAAGTAAATGTTTTATCTGCATTGCGAACCTTCGTAGCAACTTCTTCGTTGTTAATGTATGCAGGGTAGTGATGCTGAATAATATTACCCTGCTCGTCTTTGACTGAACGAACACCGAATTTCTTTGCAGTTTCAAGAGAGATGGATCTGTCGGTGAGTGCGTGATATACGCTGTTGGTGAAGGGAGTATTGTCATTGGATCTTTTAAAGCTATTGAAGTCTGCCACGTTGCCTCCCATTGCAGATTCGTAGTCTTTGAAAAAGGTTCCACAACTAAAACATTTTGCAGAACCGTTTGAATTTACGGAGACAGGATCACTGCCTCCGCAACTTGGACAAGGTTTTTGATAGGCCACAAAGTCGCCCATACTTATTCCTCCGTTTCATTGTCCTTTACTAATGCTTCGTCAACAAGAAGCTCTTGCATCTTCTGATGCAGTGCTACTGCCGCCGCTTGGTTTATAGTCATATTTGTCTCAAGATCTTCAATTCTTTTTTGAACATCAGCGATCAGCATGAATGTTGCCTGACCTTCTGGAGAAATCTTTTCAACATCGTAGACTTTATCTTCGTGTGTGTATCTCCACATTAGAGTTCGTCTCCGTCTTCGCCATCAACGATATCAAACTCTGCACCATCAGGGCTGGCGTATTCTACCAACTCAAGAACTTGCATCGCCTGAAAGTCCAAGCCTTTGTACACAGTACCATTCCAAGTGGACTCCCACTCCTTGTACTGAACTTTAACCTTACTGCCGTTGCCGACACTAACATTCAAAGGTTGTTTGTTCTGATCCAACAGCTTTGGTGCTGGTCGGATCATACCGTTGGGGCCGTTTACTTTACGCTTGATAAGAAGTGCTGGGCCTTCTTCCATATCCTTAACAGTGAAGCCACGCGATCTAAAATCATTTGCGACTTCATCAGTTACCACAAGATTCACAGTATACACCGGAGTGTAGGTTGTGTTTGGGGTGGTGATGGACGCCCAATATGCAACACCTTCAACAAGAGCCATAATTAAATCTCCTAAGATTTATTAAACAAGAAAGTAATGTAGTGCGGGATGCACCTGTACACATAATCAGTGGACAATTGTTCATGCTCTTTGCGAGCCTGAATAT